CATTCTGTCGATGGCCGATGCGGCCAATTCCATCGTGCATAATGACGGCGTCGCCGTGGCCGTACCAATCGTCGTATCCCTGGCCGTTTACCTTTTCGTATGGCTGTTCGTCCAGCAGAAATATCGCTGATTTCATAAAAACCGTTCTGCTTATTGGTTTTTGACATTCATGAGTAGTGGTTTACCACTCAGGCTACCACCTCTACACTGTATCAAATCTGTGTAAATCGGCTATTTTTTTGACGTCGTGAATTAGAACGGTGAAGGCAGGTCCGTGATTTCCTTGTGTCTCAACTTGCATTACTTTCATTGCTATGCTATGATAGTTATATCAAGGAAAGGAGGTGAACATGGAACCCAAGGATTGGCTGCAGCTGATCACCAGCTGGGTATCGATTGCGGTGACCATCTGGCTCGGCCTGCGCGATGACCCTCCTCCGGAAGGCAGGCACCGCAAGCGCAAGTAAAAAGGTTCCGGCTATCCCAAGTAGCCGGAACCCTCATCCAATCCTACCAAAGGGAACCGTGAGCATCATGACAAAGCAAAGGAAACTGGCAGTCACATGCATGCTGTTCGCCGTCATATCGGCCACGAGCACATTCAGCGGCATGCACATCATGGCGGCAGGATTCGCCATCGCAGCCGGCATCGCCGGCCTCTTCGCCGGATGGAGCGGACGATGACAGTCGAATACATGAGCTTCACAGAGGTCGCCGACCAGCTCGGCGTCAAGACCGGCGCCCTCGCCACCTACAAGCTCCCAGAGCCCGACGCGATCATCGGCCGCACTCGCGGATGGCTCCCCGACACCATCGACCGATGGAACGCCAATCGTCCCGGTCGCGGCGTCGGCGGAGGACGCCCACGCAAGAACAAGACCGAATAACAAGAAAAGCCCCTCCCCCAGCGCGATACTGAGAGAGGGGCAACTTCGTATGGACTTAGCGGCAGCTTAACAGCTGTTAAGTCCGATACGAAGTTCTGTTAAGTGTTGTCGCTGATTTTGTGGCAACGCTTAATCTTTGTCGAAATCATCGTCCGGCTTGGTGGCCGTGAGCTGGCTCACGCCGATCAGGGCGCCGACGAAAACGCCGACGGCGTTGATGGTCGTGACGATCTCGCCGCAGTGAGGCAGTCCCCACTGCGGGCCGACCGCGCCGACCAGCCATGCGACGGCCGGCAGGGCGATCAGCGCGACCCACTTGAAGATCTCGTATGCCTTGTCGGGCAGCAGATAGTCGAGCTCAGTCTTGGTGTCCTTGTCCATTCCACACCTCCTTTATGTGTTGCAGGAACCGGCTCCACAACGCTTAATCGTGGAGCTGGAGTCCGGTCAGCGGAGCCGCTGGCCTGGATAGATGGTGTACGGCGGACGGAGGCCGTTGCGCCGAGCCGCGGCATACCATCCGGTGCCGTAGATCTTCCACAGGCTCTCGCCTGCGCTGACCACGTGCGTGGACAAGTAGGTCGTGGACGGCGTGGAGACGGTGGACGAGCCGTAGTAGGTGATCGTCTGGCCGACGTAGATCCGGTTGATGTTGCCGGACGGCACGCGCCATGCGGAGGCCGGCTTGAGGCCGGTGCGCTCGGCGATGGCCGACACGGTGTCGCCGGAGCGGACCACGTAGGTGCGGGTCGTCGTGCGGGTCACGGTGGTCGGGCCGGAGTACGTCGAACCGGACAGGCGGCTGTTGACGATGTTCATCACCGCCTGGTAGTTGTCGCCGAGACGAGCCTGCCGATCAGCGCCGTTGCCGTAATCGCCGCGGATGACGGCGGTGGCCAAGGCGTTCAGGTCGGTGGTGTTGGTCGTCCGCTTCTCCACGTGGACGTTCGGAGTGCCGGTGGATCCTCCGGTGGTGGAGCAGCCGGCGCGTTCGCCACAGGCGATCTTGCGCCATGCCGTCCTGTCTCCGAAGAATCGGTCGAGGTCGAGCGGTCCACGGCCGTTCAGATAGCCGGTGCTCGTGTACTGGAGCATGCCTTCGCCCTGCGATCCGGCGAGCCATGGAGAGTCCTGGTAGCCGGTCGCGTAATTGTTGGCGTATTGGGCCGCCCATAGCATGCACTTGGCTCGGATGTCCGCCGGTATCTGGCCGACGAAGCCCTTGGAGCAGTAGACCACGGGCCACACTCCCGTGCGGGCGTGCACGCGGTAGACCCACGTCCGCACCCAGTTGCTGTTGCCCCACGCGGCGTTCTGGTAAGGCTCCCAGTCGAGGACGAGCATGGCCTTGCCGACGTATCCGGTGATGTGGTTGACGAAGTTGTCGGCCTCGGTCGTGGCGTCCATTCCGGACGCGTAGTCGTACAGGCCGAGCTCCTTGCCGGTGTTGACGGCGCCGGCCGCCTGCTGGCCCCAGCTGCCGTTGATGTACCAGCCCTGGTTGACCTTGACGATCGCGAAGTCGGCCGGAGCGACCTGCGTGATGTCCGGAGCCTGATAGCCGGACACGTCGTATCCGTTCAGGTCGGCCATCGCGGCGGGCGCCACGGCCATGGTGATGGCCATGACCACGCCGGTGACCGTCAGGCGGAAGCGTTTGAGCCACGGAGGCTTGTGCTTGCGCATTCATTTCCTTTCTCTAGAAACGGGAAACCCCACGCTTTCACGTGAGGTTTCATGGGTTATGGCGGCGTCACATGTGGGCGCCACGGTTGAAAAGCAGGACGAGCGCGGCGAGACCGATCCAGGCGATGACGAAGGTCATTCGCCCTCCACGGTCTCCGGAGCCACGTCGGCGCGCAGCTCGTCCGGCAGGTGCGGCTTCGGATGCCTCTGAAGGAAGTCGGGCTCGACGATCTCGCAAAACTGTTGGAGCCAATGGAAAAGCGATCGGGTGTAGGCCGTGAGCGCGAAGTATTTCCGCTGCTGGACCTCCAGATGCTGGATCTGCTCCTCCTGCGACTCGACCTGATCGCGAAGCGGCTTGATGACGGAATCCGTGAGAATGTCGCACGCCTTCGCGGCGATGTCCGCGGTGTCCCTGCGCCTGCTGGAGACGGCACCGATGATGGCGCCCACTCCCCCGCCTCCGACCAAGGCGACGAGCAGCGAAGTCCAGAATTCCGTGCTTGAGAAAAGGTCAAGCGGAGGCATCAGTCCTCCCAGGGGTCAAGCTTGGACTGCACATCGTCTCGGTATTTTTCGGGCACTTCGTCCAATTCCATGCGTCCTGCCTTGACAAGGCGGACATACATGCGGACAGCTGCCGCGCGGTTGACTTTGGCCATGGTCACTCCTCCTTTCCGGATTCGGTGGTATCGGCGGAATCGGCGCCACCGGTGGTGGTCTTGTCGTTCGCCGCAGCAGTGTCGGACGGCGTGGAGTCGGCCGAGCCATCGGCGGAATCATCGGCAGAGTCGTCGGAGGAGCCGTCCGTGGAATCATCGGTGTCGTCGTCGGCGATGAGGTCGGCGAGGAGCTGTGCGTTGTCCAGCGAGGACTGTTCCAATGCCGTGATGCGGTCGAGCACTGGCTGGGAGCTGGTGACGTCGCCCTCGAAGAGCATGTCGGCCTGCTCGATGGCCTCCTGCTCCTGCAATGGGAGCACCTGGTAGGATTCGATGGCCGTCCATTCGCTCCATGCCGGCATCTGGTCGGTGGCCTCGTGGTCGACCTGCTTGATGTTCTTGCGGATGCGGATGTCGGCCGTTCCGTCTCCTCGGTCGTGGTAGTCGAGCTCCTGCAGTTGTTCGGAGGAGGATACCTTCTGGATCATTGTGTTGTCCTTCCTGTTTTTGTGGCGGAGACCACGTGTCTCGCCTGATGGAAAATCCTGTCGATGTCGTGGCGTCTGCGGAACGTCACGCTGTCGGAGTGGTAGAGCCATCCGTAGTAGCTGATGCATTTGCGTGCCATGGCCATGGTCATCGGACGTTTCGCGGCGCGTGAGTAGGCGCGTTCGGCTCGGAGGAATATGGCCGGTCTGACTCCGGTGCGTCCCGGACGGAACGTGTAGCCGACCATGTCTATCGGCTCCGTGTCGACGTGCTTGACGTTCCAGGTCGGATGGATCTCGAGATGCAGTCGGTCTCGCAGGAATCCGCGGAGGCGTTTGACCGCGATGGTCAGGTCGCGTTTCGACCGGCCGATGAGCAGTATGTCGTCGGCGTAGAAAAGCACGTGGGTGACGAGACGGCGCCGGCGTTCCTTTCCATGGTTCCTTCGGCCGTGGCGTGTCGCGAAAAGCGAGCTTTCGGCGTAGTGCCATGCGGCGGAGAGATGGTAGTTCGCGAGCCATTGCGAGAGGTACGAGCCTATGTTCAGTCCGCGGTCACCACGGTACCGGTCGATAAGCGTGAAGACGAGTCGCAGCAGACGCCTGTCGCCGACGTCATGGGCGAGCATCCTTTTGAGCACGGCACGGTCGATCGACGGATAGCATTTGACGACGTCGAGTTTGACGAAGACCCTGCTGTCGCGTTCCTTCACCCATTTTCTGATGGCCTTGCGTGCGTCGTTGATGCCGCGGCCTGGGATGCTGGCTGTCTGCCACCTGCCTATCTTCGCGCGGAACAGCGGCATGAGCGCGCGGGCCGCGACGTAGTCGTGGATCTGATGCTCGATGGTCTCCCTGCCGATGATCCTGACCTTGCCGCTGATGGGCTCGACGTGCCGGTGGTATGTGATGGGCGGGAGGTGGAATTCGCCGGTCCGGATGTCGTCGGCGACCTCGCGGGCGAATCGGTCGAGGTCCGGATGGCGTTCGAGGAATCGTCTGGCGTCCCTCCGGTGTCCCTTGCCTTTGAGGCAGGCGTCGATGCATTCCCGGACGAACGCCGGATCGGTGACCGGCACGTGTTTGCAGTAGGTTTTGATTTTCGTGTCCTTTTCAAGCTATGGGGACAATGGCGGCTTTCGATGTGTCTACCGGCCGCCTTCTCGGTTTGATTTTCGGAACTGGCCGGGGCTGTGCCTCCTCGCTTCCCGTGCGGGAGGTAGTCGTGACGGAATGGTTTTTTGTGTCCTCATGGGCGGCCGCCGTAGTTCCACCACGTGTTCGAGAGCGTGTTCCTGCAGTTCGAGCAGAACAGGCCGCAGTGCGAACCGTCGTTGAGATTGCCGCCGCGGTGGAGCGGAGACGGATGGAACCTCCGGTGGTGTCGTCACGAATCCCCTGATGGTTCGGCGGGGCGAGTGGAGGGGGCGTCGCCCCCTCGCTTCGCTCACCCCCACCGGATTCGGGCTACGCCCTCGTCCGGCCGAGGGTGGATAGGCGGCCGCCGCAGTGCCACCACGCGCTCGAGAGCGAGTTCCAGCAGCTCGAGAAGAACAGGCCACAGAGCGAACCGCCGTCGAGACTGCCGCCGCGGAGGAGCTCGTGGAGTCCGGGGTTGCTGATCGGGTTGATGAGCGTCGCGTCGGACAGGCCGCTGGTGCTGGTGCCTCCCCATTCGGTCGGGATGGTCATGCCGTGGGAGAAGGTGAAGCCCTTGGCGTACTGCCAGTTGTTGTTGGTCTTGTCGGTGACGGCCGGGAAGTCGCCGAGGTGGACGTAGTCGGAGGTGATGGCCGACTTGGACGCCTTGGTGGTGTCGAAGACCTTCCAGATCTCGGTGTGGCCTGCGGTGTCGGAGTCCTTGACGTTGTTGAGGATGACGTCGGATTCGACCTCGTAGACGCCGGTGAAGATCTCGATGCCCTGGATGCGGATGGGCTGGTGGCTGCGCGGTATCGCGTCGGTGGCGTATCCGTCGGTGCCGAGCACGCCGTCGGTGGCGCCGGTCGGCCATGGCATCTGGGTGACGTGCATGGCGGCGGTGGTCGTGAATTTGTCGCCGGCCACGTTGATGGCGGTGGTGGCGGAGTCCACGACGGTCTTGGACAGGACCTTCCTCCATGCGGCCGCCTCGCCGGTCTTCGAGTCACCGCGGTCGGTGCCCGATCCGACGGAAATATAGGAGCCGACGTCGATGTATTGCGCGTCGGTCGTCTTGACGAGCGCTCTGGTGACGTTGGCTTCGGCCTTGCTGATGTTGATCTGGCCATTGCCGCTGAAGTCGCCGCCGAGGGTGGTCTCGATGTTGCGGTCGGCGTATTTTAGCAGGTGCATGAGCTGGACGTACCAGGTGTCGGCCACGGTCTTGCCACTCCAGCCCTTGCCTTTCTTGGCGGCCTGGTCGATGCAGCCGTTCTGCGAGCCGAAGGCGGTGGAGGTCTGCTTGCCGGTGTAGGAGTGCGGGATGCCGGATCCGTCGCACCATGCGCGGTATTTCGCGAACAGCATGTATGGGCGGAGGGTTCCGTCGGGGAGCATGGCGCCTGGCATGGGCACGAATCCGTCGTATTGGATGCCGCTGTAGCTGATGGTCATGTACTGGGCGTCGAGCTGCAGACGGTAGAAGCCGGTGGCGGTCATGACGAGCGCTTCGCCGTGCGAGCCGTCCGCGGACCAGGTGCCGGCCTTGTCCTTGATGGCCGTGACGAACGGCCGGCCGGAGTCGTCGACGCCGCCGTTGACGTCCCACACGCGGAACGCGGGGAGGGAGCGGTAGTCGTCGCGGCCGCTCACGGTGTTGGTGGACGGGACGATGGTCAGGCCGGCGTTGTCGTCGAGTTTGACGCCCTGCGTGCCGTTCGACGTGTTCCAGAGCGGGAACCGGACGGTGTAGATGTTCGGATCCGCGTGTGCTGCGAAGTATTCCGCGAGGTTGGTCACGCGTCCCGCCGAAGCGTCGTATTTGAAATTCGCGCCGTCCTTGGACTTCTGCGCGCGTTCCAGCTGCACGTAATCGCCCAGACGGATTACCTTGTCTGCGTTTGCCATTTATGTTCCTTCCTGCTCAGGCGTTGATGGCATCGACGGCCCAATCGATGTCGGATTGGTCGATGTCGGACAGCGGATTACCCGCGTTCGGGATCAGCGTGTCCGGGTCGACTGTGACGAGGTCGGCGAAATTGACCGGATTGGAGCTGTCCGGCACGTCGAAGGTGACGTTGAATTCGTAGCGTGTTCCTGCGCCGACGTTCAGGGTGTACGCCCAGTCCTTGCCTGTTGGCGGGAGGTTGAGGGTGGCTACGCCGTGTGTGTCGAGGTTAGTTTTGAGTGTCTCGTCAACGACGATTCTCTTGGTCGCGGTGGCGAACCGGCTGGTCGGTGTGACGCTGATCGGGTCGTTGGCGAGGTCGACCACCCCGCTGGTGTCGAGTTTTCCCAGGTCGAATTTGACTTGTGTCATTTTTCCTCCTTGTTTTCGGTGGTGTTGAGCCGTCTCGTGGCTTCGGCGAGTTGTGCGCGCAGGATGGCGTTCTGTTTCGCGAGGTCGGCGATCTGGCGTGCGAGGTCGTCGATGACGGTGTTGGCGTCGGCGGTGATTTCCATTGCCTGTCCTTTCGTCAGTCGGAGGCGGTCATCGTGTCGATGCGGGTGACGTTCCGCAGGTCGGCGAGCGCGATGTTTTGTGTGATGTGTGTGGTGATGTCTTCGAGTGTGGTGGTGTCTGGGTTGTTGTTGGTGATGGTGGCTCGGATGCCTCGGGTGTCGTTTTGCCAGATTTCGCCGTTGTCGGTGCTGTAGGTGTAGCGGAGGCCGAGTCGGTAGAGTTCGGCTTTCATGCTTTCTTTTGGTGGTCGGAGGTCGAGGATGTTTTGTGTGGTGTCGGTCATTTTGGTCCTTTCTAGAGGGTGTACATCATGAAGATGCTGACCCACCAGGCGTCGTTGGTTTGGCGCATGCCGACGCGGAGGTGGCCGCGGAGGTAGTTGCCGTCGCCGTTGATGCCGGTGGTGTTGCTGGGGACTGTGTTGCCTGGTACGAATGCGCCGCCGTATTGGCCGTTGTTGAAGATGCAGGGGACGTTGAGGCCGATTTTTGGGATGAATCCTTGTTTGAAGTATCCGATGTCCCAGTAGTCGCCTGTCTGGAATGTGACGCTTTTTCGGTCCGCTCGTTGGAGTTCGAGCTGCATGTAGCAGGTGTTGCCCACGACGGTCATGTGGCTGCGGTTGTCCTTGCCGCTGTCGCCGGCGTAGGCGGTCCATCCGGCGGCTGGGACGAACCAGTCGTTGAGGTCGGTGTAGATGACTGGGTCGATGCGGATGCCGTTGACGTAGATGCCGAGGCCGCCGACCTGACGCGCCCAGCCGTCGCTGCCGTTGACGTCGATGCGTCCGGCTTCCATGACGACGCGGGATGCGCCGGAATTGTAGCGGACGACGCTGAGCTCGCTGTTGTCGGGGTTGATGCCGATGTTGAGTCGCCGGTAGGCTCCCGGATCCGGCTGGTCGGTATTGAATCCGTGGGATTGGCCTTGGACGTACCATGCGGTTGACTGTGCGTCGTGGCATTCGAGGAGGCCGTAGACGCTGCCGTCGTCGGTGGTGGTGTTGCGCATCTCCAATCGAGGTCCGGACAGGGCGGTGGCGAAGCTGCCGGCGAGCATGTTGGCCTTGCCGTTCAGGTGGACGGTGTTCTCGCCTTGGTCGTCCCAGAAGTCGAGAGCCCCGCCCGTCAATTTGAATCCGACCTTGTCCGAGGTGCTGGACTGGATTTTCGTGCCGGTGATCGTGCCGCCGGTGATCGTGCCGCCTTCGAGGATTGGCGCGGTGATGCGGCCGTTGGTCATGACGGGGCCGTCCATTTTGACGCTGCCATCGGTCTTCAGGGTGAATTTGGCGTTGCCGGCTTGGTCGTAGCCGATGAGACCGCCGGAGGTGAGCTTGACGCCGCGGTTGGCATCCGAAGTGGTCTGGATGATGGCGCCGGTCACGGTGGTGCCCGAGATTGAGCCTCCGGATTGCACCGCGCCTTTGATGCTCAGGACGCCGGTGGAGACCGAATATGCGAGGCCGGTGCCGAGATACATGCCGCTCGCGTTGAATTTGATGTGCGCGGAGGACGGGTCCTCGCTGTCGCGGAATTCGGAGCCGATGATGGTGGCTCCGCGGGCGGTGCCGGTGAAGGTTTGGGCGTTCGCGTCGATGTCCTTGCGTGCCTGCGCGAGGTCGTCGGAGACCTTGCCGACCTGTGTGTCCGTGTCCGTCTTCGCGGCGGCGAGGATTTCCGATGCGCTGTCGGCAAGGTCCTTTTGGGAGACGACGGGCGCGATGATGATGGTCGCGTGGTCGGATTCCGGCGAGGCGTTCGGAGCGGGCAGGCCGTTGGCGTCGTGGGCGCAGTCGTAGGCGATGGCCCAGATCTCGACCACGTCGCCGACGGGGAGGATGCCGGTGGTGATCTCCCCCTCTGCCGCGCAGCGCGCCAAGGTCGATAATCTCGCCGGTGCTGTCAGGCTTCGCGAAGAGCTCCACGTGGTCGAAGTCGGCTGGGATGCCGCCCTCGAGTTCGCCGCCCCATCTGGCGCACGCGACTTCCAATGAGGATGTGGCGGACACGCCGATCGGACGGCCTGGAGGGGTCGTGTCTCCGACGAACGGGATAAGGCCGCCGGCACCGGGCATGGGCTCGGCCACTCCTCCTCCGAGCCATGTCTGCGTGCCGTCGCCGTTGTCCACGGCGATGGTGCCGGTCAGATAGGTGGCATGCATGCCGGCCTTGGCGTAGGCGGCGCTGGCCAGGGCGAGTGCGAGGGAGTCGTCGGCCGGTCTGATCTCCATGTGACTGGCCATGTGATGCCTCCTTTAGTCGAATGGTTCGGCGATCGGGTCGAATTTGAGGGTGACCTTGCCGGTCTGGTCTCCGCTCATCTGCATGAGCCGCATGGTGGTGACGCCGTCGGGCCAGTCGGGGAATCCGTCGATGGCGACGTCGAAGGTCTCCCCCGGCCAGAAGCTGCCGAGTGGATGCAGGGGCAGGCCGTTGGCGTCGGTGTCGTTGGCGTCCATCTCGCCGGACAGTTGGCAGAGCGGCCGCCGGTTGGCGAGCATCGCGGCGTTCGCGGCCGAGGAGAGCAGTTCCCAGGTCTTCGCGTCCGTGGCGCTGAGCGTGGTTTCGCGCAATGGCCATGGATCCTCCCTTTTGGTCAGGGAGAGGTCTTCGGCCAATGCGCACATGGTGCCGCTGTCCGCGCCCGACCCCGTGGCGTAGACGCGCATGATGGGCGCGCACCTGTCGATTTTGATGTTCTCGAGGGTGCCGCCCTGCGGGTGGCAGGAGAGGCTGAGCCGCCTGTCCTGGTTGAGGTGGACGTCTCCGTCGCTGCCGGCGAGGAAGCGGAAGCGGATGTGCTGCGAGTCCGCGAGGTATGGGCGGAATTGCATGTCGGGGCCGCCGTCCGCGTCGGCGATGTTCTTGAGGATGTCCGAGCATTTGTGGCTGCCGACGTTCGAATCCTGGTATTCCGTGACGGTCTGGCGGGACAGGATGGTCTTGTGAGGGCCGTCCGTCGACGTGGTGCTTCCCGTCTGCTTTCCGTCCGCGTCGAATGCGAACACCACGGTGGTGGTGGTCACGGTCCGCTCGCTGTAATCGGTGTGGTTTTTGGTGACGGTCTTCTTGGTGACGGTGGTCTGCGCAGTGGTGATGGTCTTGGTGCTCGTGTGCTGCTTGGTCACGGTGCCTTTGCGCGTGGCGTAGCTGTACGGCTTGGTTTCGGTGACCTGCTTGGTCCGTTTCGTCACGTGCTGTTCGGTGATGGTGGTGGTGTCGCCGTCCACCACGGTCTCGATGTAGCCGTCGGCCAATGTCTCGCGTCTCTTGGATTTGGTCTTGGCCGCGGTCTTGTCCTCTGTGGCTCCGTCGGACGGCAGGCTGTGCGTGCCGACCTCGTTGAGATACGGCAAGTCGATCGGCAGCGAGCCGCCTGGCTTCGTCGAGGTGCATTGGCGGATGACCTCGCATGCCAGGGCGCGCCAGCTGAGGTTTTCGAACCGGTATTTCCGTGTGCTGGTGTGGTTCGCGCCGGTGCCGAACGCACCCTCGTGGACGAGATACCGGTCCTCGAGCATGCCGAACATGCTGACGACCGGCACGGAAACGTCATGCCAGCTGGACGTGCGCACACCCAGCGCGCCAGCCAGAATCGGCGTGCCCAAGGATGACGGGTCGTCCATCGGCGAGCGCCAGAAGAGTGCGAGTCCGCGCTTGTATGGTTGGAGGGCCGCGGCGCGTGCGGCTGGTGTGGTGCCGGGGATTTCGGTCCATGGGAGTTCGAGGCCGCTGATGGAGTCGTCTCCGAGGCCTTTGTCTTTGGTGGTGGTGAATGAGCAGTCGGAGACGGTCATGGACCAGGAGAAGCTGGGGATGTCGATTTCCTGTGCCAGTTGGCCGGTCTGGACGTCGTAGAGGAAGGCTCGCCAGCTCATATGACGGGTCCCCTGTCCCAGATGATGAAGCGGCGGCCGCACCATAGGGCGTCCTTGTTGTCTTGGGATGGGTTGTAGTGGAAGACCGGTGCGGATCCGTTTTGGAGCCACGTGCGCAGCCTTGCCGTGTGCCGTCCTGCGGCCACGGCGGCGATATAAGAGGTCTCATGTGTCTGCCATGCGCCGTAGCTGACGAAGTTGGCGCAGGAGTGGTCGAGGTCCTTGCCGTCGAGCTGGAATCCGATGGCCCATTCGCATCGGTGCGACATGTCGCTCCAGGAGGTCGCGCCGGCGGAGCTCAGATTGGTTTTGAACTGGAATTCGACCATCCTGTCGGTCGGCAGGGTGAAGTCGATGGGCTGTTCGAAATAGTATTTTTTGACGGTCGGATCGCCCGTCATGTCACGACGGTCCCAGTTCTCGCCGAGTTTTCCGAGACTGGAGCCGTATGGTAGGGCGTAGTCCGGCGTCCACATCTGGGTGGCGCTGGCCGTCGAGGTCGCGCCGGCCGGCATGCGCATCTTGCGGAGCATGGTGCAGCCGGCGGGTATCGTCGGTTCGGCCGGGTTCGCGCTTGGCGTGCCTTGGGTGACGCCTAGGGTGACGTAATTGTCGGAATCCTTGTATTCGAGCTGGTTGTGCGCGCAGATCCAGACGATGTCGATACGCGGGTTTGATGGGTCTCCGGCGGCCACGGCCGGGGTCTGGCCTCCCTCGTGGTAGGCGATGGTCTTGCCGTCGCTGTCACCACGCGAGCAGACGGCCACTCCCGCGCCGACGTTGTACCGCAGGTCGTTCCTGCCGGTGACGTTCAACCCGTCGATGATGCCGCAGTTGGCGAACTGGGCGCCGAGGATTCGACGGTGGACGAGCGGTGTCACGCCGATGTTGCTGGTGTTCGGTGCGATGCCCAATGCAACAGTGCTCATTGCTACTCCTTACATGTATGTGTCACGTACCGCGCAGTCGACGAATCCGCCGCCGAGGCTGCTCAGGACGACGTTGATGGATCCGTCTGCTGGGACGGTGGGGAATCCGCGTTCGTCGAGCGTTCGGCTCACGTCCTGTCCTCCGATCGAGGCGGTGCGTGTGCGCGTGTCGAGGACGAGTGGCACGTCGTTGACGGGCTGTGTGCAGTGGATGGACTGTTGGAGTCCGGGGAAGTCGAGTCTCACGCCGTCTGGCATGGGCCCGTTGACGGTGAAGACGGGATAGGCGCAGCTGGATCCCTGGTTGGTAAGGACGCCGACGTTGGTGCCGGAGCCTTCGGCCTTGAGTCCGTATGAGAGCGGGTATCTGAGTCCCGTGCGGTTGGCGCCGTAGTTGAGGCCGCCGCCTGCCATGCTGACGTGTTGGGCGGTGAGCTGGATCCGACGAGCTTCGGCCGCGACTCGCTCCGGCCGCTCGAACACGAGCGTGATGTCGCCGCTGAGGTTCTGCCAGAGGGGATTCTGGATCTTCTGCTCGAGCGACCGGCTGTAGTAGCCGCCGACGCATTGCGTGTCCTGTCCCTGGTCGGTGACACGGCAGGTGACGAGGCCATGGACGGCCCGGTCGAGTTGGGCGAGCAGGTCGAGCGCCTCCTGTCGGTCTCCGGCGAGGACGCGGTAGCCGACGGTCACGACGCGCGCCGCATAGAGGATGTCGCTGGCGGCGATGTCGTGGCCACCGTCACCCTGTCCCCTGGCGGTGACGGTGATCTTCGGGTCCGGCGTCTGATACCATCCGGCGATTCCGGTCAGCGCGATGCCGGGCCCTTGGAAGTCGCCATCGCCGTGGAGGGTGACGCTCGACCCGTTCGCGGTGAGTGTGACGTCTGACATCAGCGAGCGCTCCTTACTGCCGCGCTGGCGGTGCGGCCGATGATGGTGCCTGTCACGCTTGGCTGTTGCGTGGTGACGATCTTCATGGGCATGTTGACGGTGGTGGCGCCTGCTTCGGCCGGCATTTCGACTTTGACCACAATCGGCATGTCACGCGAGGTGGAGAACACCTCCCGCGGGATTTTCATCTCGTTCAAAGCGCGCATAGTGGCGACGCCGTAGTAGTCGGTTGCTGCGGCGTTTTCGACGAATTCTCCGGAGGATAGAGCTGCGTTCAGGAGTTGGACCGAATCGCTCATGCCGTTTCCGGCTGCCCAGGTCGGACTGATATAGCCGTCGAAGATGCCGCCGGTGGAGAATCGGTCGAAATGCCCGTCAGTGAACATTCCGCCGGTGTAGGCTCTATCCTTCTTCGTGTGCTCGGTGACGGTGAAGGACTTGTCGGCGATTTTGAAGTTGTTGATGGACTGGAGCACCGGTGTGGCCTGGTCGTTGACCGAGGCGGTGGCCTTCTTGTCCTTGAGTTTCTTGGCGTTGACTGCGTCGACCTTCGGTCCGGCCTTGTCGGTCGAATCGAGCGTGTTGCGCTTGTTGGTCAGCTTCTTCGCGTTCGCGGCGTTCGTCTTCGGCGTGGCCTTGTCCGTGGAGTCCAAGGTGTTGCGCTTGTTGGTCAGCTTCTTGGAGTTGGCCTTGTCGACCTTCGGCGAGGCGTTGTCCTTGGCGTCGAGCTTGGCGGTAGCCTTCTTGTTGTTGAGCTTGTTGACATTCGCGGAGGCCGTCTTAGCTTTTTTGGACGCCTTGTCGGTCGCATCGAGGGTCGCCTTGACGTGGGTCTTGTTGAAGGCCTGCATCATCTTCTGCGCCTTCTTGGCGCTGGCCGTGGCCTTCTTCGCGTCGGCGTCCAGCGTGGCCTTCGCGTCGATCTCGTGGAACTTGCCGAGGCTCGTCTTGGCGTCCTTGGTCTTCTTCTTGGCCTTGGAATCGTCAACGTCAAGCTTCGCCTTGTTGTCGCGGGCGGCTTTTTCGATTGATGTGATGCTGGACTGGATGTGAGACGAGCTCAAGCCCCAGCGATCGGCGAGGTCGTTGGCGGCCTGCGCGCTCATGCCGGACGCTTCGGCCTGTCGGATGACCGCTTCGCGGGCGTCCTGCAGCACCACTCTGGCGCGATTGAGTTCGCCGTTGGAGAAGTTGGTGTTCTCGCCCTGCTTGAGGATCTTCTCGGCGGCGTTCTGCGCGCTGCTGGCGATGTCCTCGAGAGCCTGCTTGGTCTTCGTGCCTTTCTCGGAGAATTTGTCGAGCAGGTTGCCGTACTGGTCGAAGACCACACCATTGTCCTTGCAGGTGTCCGACAGTTGGCCGATCTTCTGGTTGAGCTGGTCGACCGCCTCGTCGGCGGTGAGGTTATTGGATTCCAGGCCGAAGAGCGATTTGACGAGTCCGTCGATTTCCTCGGCCGCGTCCTTGGCGCTGCTGCCGAGATCCTTGGTTGCGCTGGCCGCCTGCTTGGCGGAGGAGGCGCTCTTGCCATCGGCGCCCACGGCATCATTCGCGGCCTTCGTCTTTTCCTTGACCTTGTCGGACGCTTCCTTGTAGGCCTTGGACTCCTTGTTGATTTCGGACGTGAGGTCGTCGGCCACGGCGCGGCGCCTCGACATCTCGGAGGTGTCGTCCCCAGCGGCCTGGACGTACTCCTCGAGCGCGTCCTTGACCTTCTGCATGGCGGTGCCGTTGCCCATGGCGCTGCTGGTCACGTCGGTGAGGTTGACGCCCATCTCCTTCATGGCCTTGGACGCGTCCTCACCGCCGATTTTCAAATTCTGGAAATGGTCGGCGATGGTCTCGGCGATGTTGCTGCTGGACTCGATGCTCGTCTTGAGCTCGTCCTGCGCCTCCTTGGCCTTCTGCTGGGCGCTGGCGAATGCGGCGAGCGCGAATCCGGCGACGGTGAGTGCGACTCCCCATGGTCCGCCGAGGAGGGTGACGATGCCAGAGAGTCCTCCGCGGAGGCCTCGGGCTGCGATTTGGGTGCGGGTGAGTCCGTCGGCCATGGCGGCGGTGTCGGTGCCTTTGATGGCGGTGGTGATGTCGGTGAAGGCGCTTTTGAGTTGTGGTCCGGCTATGGCGATGCGTTGGATGGGGTCGGCGAGCAGGCCGAAGGCTTGGGCTGCGGCGCTGGTGCTGGTGTTGAGTGGTGTGACGGCCTTGTGGAGTCCGGCGAGGATGCCGGTGAGGCTTGCTCCGAGGACGATTGCCTGTTGGACTCCGGCGGGGAGGTTGCCGAAGTCGGTGATGAGGTCGGTCAGGCCCTGGGTGAGCTTGCGGAGCGGCCCTTGCGCGCCCTCGCCGATCTTGGTCATGGCGGACTGGGTGGCGCTCTCGAGCATCTTGAGGTCGCCCTTGAGGTTGTTGGTCTTGTTGGACGCCTGCTGTGCGGCGAAACCACTGTCGGACACGGCCTTAGTCCAGTCTTCGACGCCTTGTTTGCCGGCGTCCATGATGATGCCGGCGCCTTTGATAGCGTAGCTGCCGAAGATGGTGGCTTCGGCCTGCTGGCGCTGCTGGTCGGTGAGGCTGCCGAGCTTGTCGTGCAATTGGCCGGCGAGGTTGGCCATGCCGACGAATTTTCCGCTCGCGTCGTGAGTGCTGATGCCGAGCTCTTCCATGGTGCTCTTCGCGTCGGAGGCTGGATTGGCGAGCTTCATCAACATGGAATTGAGCTGTGTGCCGGCTTCGGCGCCGACGATGCCGTTCTGGGCGAAGAGGCCGAGAACGCCGACGGTCTCCTGCAGATTCGTGCCGAACGAATTCGCCATGACGCCGCAGTTGTTGAGCGCTTCGCCGAAGTCCGACACGTCGCCAACGGCCTTGTCCGCGCCTGCGGCCAATGCATCCGCGGTGGATGTGGCGTCCTTGCCGGACAGGTGGAACATGGTGAGCGCCTGGCTCATGTATTCGGCGGCGTTTCCGACGTCCATCTGTCCTGCGGCGGCGAGGTTGAGGGATGCGGTCAGGCCGCCGGAGAGGATGTCGCTGACACTCATGCCGGCCTTGGCCAGATCGTTGATCGCACCGGCGCTCTCGCTCGCAGTGTAGACGGTGCTCGCACCGGCCTGCAGTGCGGCCTCGCGTAATTGGCCGAGTTGCGCAGTGGTGGCGCCGGAGTTGGCCTGCACGGTGCTCATCTGCTCGTCGAAGTCGGCGGCCATCTTGATGGATGCGACGCCGAACGCGGCCACGGCCAATCCCGCGGCGGTGATGCCCTTGGTGACGATGCCGGTCTTGCTGCCGGACTTTTCGAGTCCTCCGGCGAGCTCCTCGGTGCTTTTACCGGCCTTGGCCAGACTGGCCTCATACTGCGAGGTGTCGGCCATGAGTCGGACGACGATGTTCTTGTTGTCGGCCATTTCCCCTCCTTTTCAGTCGGTGATATGTGCGACGAGCGAGTCTCTGGCTGGACTGTCCTTGTTGGCTTTCTGCCAGCGGCGCATGGCTTCCTGCATGTGGGTGGACGCCCAACAGATGCTGGTTTCGGCGTGGAGGTTGAATTCCGCGTCGGGTGACTGGCAGATGTCTCGCGGCAATCCGCACAGTGGGCAGAGGGTCTGCTCGTATGCGGCGAGTGCGCGCATCCAGTCGCGTTCGGTCTCATCCCATTCAGGTTCGGCCTGGTAGCCGATGATGCGGCGGTGGCTGTCGCGTTGGACGGTGATGGATGGCGTCCATCCCATCCACCGTTTGTAGCTGATGCCGAGCTGGCGGCAGAGCCGTAGGTCCTCTATCAGCCGCGGAGAACCTTCGAGGCTAGGTCGAATGCCGCTTTTGGGTCCGCGACGGTTCCGTTGAGCTCGTTGATGGCGTGCCAGAGCGGGGTAAATTGTCCGTCGGTCATCTCGCCGAACAGGGTGAGCAGGGCGTCCTTGGTGAGGTCGGCGTCGTCGACGGGCTTGCCGCCGATGGTGGCCGTCTCGACCATCTGCGGCAGTGCGGTGGCGGCGGTTCCGAACATGTCGCGGGTTCCGGCGGTGGCGCCGTTGGTGACGGTGTTGGCGGCGAGGGTCTGGGCCCATTTGCTCACGCCCATGGCGCGCAGGGTGATGACGAGTGTGCTTGCCTCGGCCTGCTTCCTCAATTCCTCGATGCGTTTGGCGGTGCGTTTGGCGGCGTTGTTGGCGCCGGCCTCGGTGACCTGTTCCGCGGTGAGTTCGCGGGCGAGCTGGTCTCCGAGCATGGCGATGCGTTCGGCGAGCTCCTGGTCGAGGATGATGTCGACCTGTTTGGTCTTGCGTGTCACTTTGAGCATAATGTTCCTTCGCTCCGTAAAAAGTCCTGTGTTGGTGTTCCTTTGCGAAGAATTTGAGAGGTTCCCGCGTCGGCGAAGGGAACAAAGTCCGACGCGGGAAGAATTGTCAGGAGACCTTCACGTTCTCGGCCCAGCCGGGGGCCTTGATGGTGAAGTTGACCTTGGAGCGCAGCACCGTGTTGGCGGCGATCGCGTCCTTGGCGCTCATGCCGATGCGGACGGCGTAGACGTTGACCACGTCGCCGCTGACGAAGGTGCGGTCGGTGTCTTTGCCGTATCGACGGACAAAATAGCCTTCCGCGCCCTCCTTGAGGGTGTCCATCGCGGCGTTCTGGTTGGCGTGCTCGGTGTTGGTGTTGTCGATGACCTCGACGGACGGGTTGCTGATCTTCTTCCTGCCTGGGTTCTCGAAGTCCATCGAGCTGTTCTCGCGCTGGTCGCTGATCGTGTCCTGGCTTGGAGAGCAGGACCAACCGCCCAATGTCACGTAGTTTGACAGGTCGGTGCCGTTGGAGATTTCGGACGCGGTCGGATGGTTGATGTCCTTGATGGACGGCACCCAGATGGTGTTGACCTTTCCGTCCGCTGGCGTGGACGGGATTTCGGTTCCCAGATTGAGGACCATATTTCGCTCCTTAAGACGAAACCCCTCGCGGCTAATGCCGAAAGGGGTTGGAAACATTGGTTTCGGTCACATGCGCGACCAGTTGAATTTGAAGGTGAGCAGGCGGCACTGGTACAGGAGCGCCGTCTCCTCGGCGGTGAGTCCAGCGGCGTAGGCGCCGGAGTCGGAGAAGAGGGTGAGACAGCCGGTGTCGAAGCCTTGCGCCACGAAACGTTTGCCGGTCAGGCCGGGGACCATGAGGTCGTCGGCGATGACGTTGACGGAATCCGCGGTGGTGCTGACGATGCGCACCTGCAGTGTGCCGATGCCGCAATGAGGGCGTTGCGTCTCTCCGACGAGGTGGCCGTTGGTGGTCACCGTCTCGATGATCCACGGCGGCTTGTCCGTCGGCTTCGGCGCTGTCTGCCGGTACACAGTCCAACCTTTGGCCGGCTGCGGGATGTGGTCGAGGATGGTGCCGGTCAGGGTCATGATCGAGGTCATGCGAATCCCTCCGTCCCCGCCTGCGCCACATGCCTTGCAAGCGACGGCAATTCCTCTTCGGCGTGTTCGTAGAAGCGGTGGCTTCCACCGCCCTTGGCGGTGCCGAAGAAGGCGATGTTGGCCAGACTGCCCGCACCGCCCTTTGTAGGGCTGATGTCGGCGGCGATGCCCGACGCTCCGACGGTCTGCATCGTGTAATGGATGCCGATGCGCCGGAAGGCGGCGTTCCGGGACGTTTTCAGATCGCCCTCGATGCTTTCCTTGACGTTCTGCGCGCCCTTCTTCACTGCGGCGGACACCAATGCACGACGCACGGTGGCACCGCCTGCGAGAGTGGTTCCGAAGGCTTTCAGCTGGCTCGCGTCCACGTTCACAAGACTCATGCGTCCTCCTTCACATTCCAGCGGCAGGCGGTGACATGGCTCTTCTCCGATTGCGGGGAGACGAGCCGGAACCGTCGGCCGGAAAGCAGCGGATTCGCGGAATCCGTGACCTCCACCACGTCACCGGCACGCAGGCCGGACGTGTCGTAAGGGAAATGCACATACAGCGACCAGACGAGACTTACAGCGCCCATGGCCTGCGCCGCACTACCCTCCGTCTGCTCGCTGGCGAGACCGCCCGAGGTCTGCACCTTGCACTTGCCCTGGTACACCTGCTCCGTGCCGGTGTCCGGCAGTCCCGTGTCCGGATCCGTGGTGGACTCGCCTGGGCGGGTTACCGTGCACTGGTCGGTCATGAGGCCTTCCGCGTCACGGCGGGCCTTGGAGAGGAATGATGCGCTGATTCTCATCGGAACACCCCTATCGAAGAGACGTTCGCGCCGAAGCGGTTGCGCAGGCTGCGTCTGGTCGCTTCCGGCAGTTCGGTCGCATCGATTTGGGCGGCATCGCCTTGCGCGTATCCGACCTGTGCGTCGTCGACGCGTTCGTAGCTGACGCCGACGTGGGCGCCGGGGCCTCCGTCCTCGAGCTGGTGGAGTCCGGCTGCGACGTACGAGCAGACGAGTCTGACGATATCGGCGGGTATCGGATTCCAGCCGCCTGTGAAGGTGACGGTCACGACCGACGGGATGCGTCCGAAGGGGCTCCACGGCTCTTCGCGGTAGAGTGCGGATCCGAGGAGCCGCCAGTCGTCGACGGTCTTGCCGTCGATGAGCACTTTGGAAACGCTTCTGACGGCCCTGCATGGCAGGTCGAGTTTCCTGGACTGTTCTCCGGGGATGTCGACGGTCCATTCGCCGAGGGTGATCGGACAGCCGGCGGCCGAGCGGACGGCTTCGGAGACCGAGTCGAGCAGACTGGTTGCCGTCTGCTCATCGGTCACTTCGATGCCGTTATGTTTCAGGTCGTCCAAGGTGGCCAGTGCGGTCATTTCAGCCTCCGATCATCGGACTCGACTACTTGCCGCTCTTCTTGCCTGCAGCAGCATCCTCTTCACCGTCGCTGTCTGCGGTGGTACCGCTCACGACAGGGGTCTGCGCATCCTGCAGGGAACGACCGGTGGTGGTGGAGAGGTTCAGTGTGATCTTGGTCAGGCACTCGGGGCGGATGACCTTGGCGCCGTACAGGTCGAGGCCGCGCACCATGTCGGCGAAGTCGGTCTGCATGCGCATAGCCTCGACGTTGCTGACCTGCTGTGCGAAGGTGACGGCAGCGTTGGTGCCGGCGAGAATGGACTGCGTGTCCGGGCTGGCGGACTTGTGCGGCACATTGTTGGACTTCACTACGGTGAAGCCGCGCACCTGGCCGACCACGCCGTTGAGCAGCGTATTATGGCCCGCTTCTGTGCCTTCGATGAAGCGGGAGTCCTGCAGCAGCAAGGCGTAGAAGTCTGGGCTGACGACAAGCCAGCGGCCCTCGTCGGGCACGTTCTGCACGTCGAGCTTGCGTCCGGCTTCCACGACGGCGAGATATGCGTCTGCAGGGGTGCCGACGGACACGGTCTTCGCCGGGGTGTCGACGGCCGTGTCCATGAGATTGGAGATGTAGTTCTCCACGTTCTTCATCATGTTGTAGGCGGCGGAATTGGTGAACTTTCCAGTCATGTCCGCCTTGGCCTGAGCCTTGTCGAGGTCGTTGACCTTGAAGGCGAAATAGTCGGACTGATTGATTTCAAGAACGGCTGCTTCCTTGTCATTGACATCGTCGACGGTGATCGCCTGGCCGCGGACGTACTTGCGCACGGTCACGTCGTCGTATCCGGTGATGTGCACGGTGTCACCGGCCTCACGGATGTCGCCCTCATAATCGCGGTTGCACAGGCTCGGGAAGACGAGCTTCGCGCGCAGGGCTTCGAGGATGGCGGCGGACCATACCTCGGGGATGAAATTGGTGATTGCCATTGCTGGTGGCCTCCTTACTTGCTGCGGCCTGCGAGCAGGTCATCCAGACGGCCCTTGCGGCGCGCCTCCTCGATCTGCTTCGGGGTCATGTTCTTCAGATCGTCCCTGGTAAGCTGTCCCGCCTGATGATCGCCATCACGGGCGCCTGACGGTGGGATGATTCCCGCCAG